CTGTTGGATATTCTTTAACAACTAATTTCCCAATTTTCATTTCCTTTAGATTTTTCTCAAAGGTATCTTTAGGCATCAGGTGTAAATCATTCAGTTCAACATCCATTAAGTTTGCATCAACTCTTTCGGCAATTCTCTCTGCTGCCATTTCCATAGTAATATATAAAACATCCATTCCCTGTCTTAGATATTGACTAGCCAAATGAGTTTTAACTAATGTTTTACCGACTCCAGTTCCACCCAATAAAACGGTAAGAGTTTTTGGTGAGATGCCACCATTAGTAATCTTATCAAGCATAATCATTTTGAAAGGAATTTTAGATTCCTTTTTATGATAGAATTCCCAACGGTCTTCACCATCTTCCAAATAATCATGCCCGACACTTTTATCTAATGAAATAGCTAATGCTTCTGTAAGAATTTCTGGTATTGAATCCTTAGAATTTTTATCGTCCTTACCTTCTAAGATAGAAATACTTTTTACAATACCATTATATACTGCTTGGTCTTTCGCCCATTTCTCTGTTTCTTTTGTTAACCACTCTTCATCATCAGTTTTACCATTAAGAGTTTGCAAAACTTCATTACATTTACTAAATGCAGTCTCATTCAAATCTTCACGGTTATTTAACTTAACTGATAGTGCTTCTTTTGTTGGAGCTTTATTAAACTCCGAAATATGTTTTTGTATTTCTATGAAGATTTGCTTCTCAGCATTCTCCTTAAAATAATCCGGCTGTAAGAATATACCAACAATGCTTGAATAGTTTTCATTATATAACAGATTTTCTAAAATCAAAGTTTCAGTTCGCATCTTATCCTTTCATCAAAACATCCTTTATTATTTGTCTCATTTTTGTTGCATCTACTTCTAAAAATGGTTTATAGTTTAAAACCAACTTCTTATGATCCTGCCATATTGGGTCTTTGAGATACCTATCTATCTGTGGGATAAAATTAAGTATCATATCCAATACAGCAAAAGTTTCCAATGATATCCTATTAGATAAGCTCAATTTTAAGATATACGGGTGATTCATACTATTTGTGATGAAGATTTCATCAAAGCTCTTATCGTATTCCTTCATGCATTTTAAAATTTCACCTATATCCTGTTGGATATGAAAATTGAAATTGTTCATTCTACCCGTATATTCATCATACAAATCCGTATCAAAATGTGACGGATAAACAATTCCGTTTGAAAATTGAGACAAGTAGAAAAATATCAACGCTTCCTTGTTATCAAAAGTCTTTCCAATATCTTTGAAAATCTTTCTTTGCATAGAAAAGTTTCCATTCCTTTCTAGTTTAGCAAAACTCTTTTGCATTGAATCTATTCCATTAAATTGTCCCAACTTACCATTATACTTAAAATAATCATAATCTCTTGTAAAATGTGCATAGATTCCTTGATAAACCATCCATGCATTATATGTAGATTGTAAATCATTATTACTCATTACCATCATTGCAATACAGCCCTCACAAATTCAAAAAATGTTTTTGATTCACTTACCACAACTTCATCAACATTGTAGTATGATAAGCAATAAATACCACCAATAACTAAAATTCCTACAAACATCCACATAACATTTAATAATCTAGGACTCATCCTTATCTTCCTTTCGACTCCCATAATTAAACTCTTGAAACACAGCCTCTTCAAGTTGTTTCATTATGTCATCAGTAAAGTATTTTTCTGGATTATTCACTATTGATTTTTCAAAAGCCTTTGTTCCGTCCGGCATCTCAAATCTTGTAGATACCTTTTTGAAAATATTGTATTTCTCAGCAATAGCAACCAAACCAAAATATTTATCCAAACCAGTTTGATAATCAAGATGCGTTTCGATAACTGATTCCTCTTTAGTGAAGCGACCTTTAACTAGTTTGCACTTGATAATATTTCCTAACACTTCAGTTCCCTCTTTGACTTTACGTTTTCCTAACGTAACAATAACTGAAGCTGCATACTTGATTCCACCACCACCAGAAATCTCTTTTGACGGGAACATACTCCCAACTTTATCATAAGTGTGATTAGTTATAATAAGAGGAATATTCTTTACAGATAGTTTCAATGCAAGAGTTCTGAATGTTCCACGAACAGCTGTTGCTCTTGTCATGTCTCTTTTATCTGAACCACTTGCTGAATCTTCCATCTCTTTTCTTGTAGACAGATTTCCTAGAGAATCTAAAAAAATCATAACCTTAGTTTCTTTCGGCACTCCTTCTATTACTTTAATACATTGCGTTCTAAAATCTTCAACAGTTGCTACTGGAAATATAACAAACCTATCAGCATCTATATCCCTATCAGTAATCATATCAGTTGTCAACGCACCTTCACTTTCAAAATATAAAATAATACCATCTTTATTAGTATCCAAGAAATTCTTAGCGATGCTTAATGCAAAAAATGTTTTACCTACCGACTCTGAACCAGCCAGACAGGTAATCTTGTTTGATGGAACTCCACCATACATAGAACCCGACAATAGGGCATTTAACGAATAGCTTCCAGTATCCAAAAAAGTAGAGCAATCACCAAGAATCCCAGCGGATACAGCCGACGCCATATCATTTGAACTCTCCTTTATTAATTGTTTAACTAAACTATTTACTGCCATTATTTATCTCCTTTCACTAGAACCTGGCCAGATTCTATAACCCAATTTATTTTTTTCTCAACTACCTTTTTCTTAACTACTCTTCTCTTAACTACTTTTTTCTTAACTACTTTTTTCTCAACTACCTTTTCATTATAACAACAAATCAATCCATACCAACTACCACCAGGCCCTTCGGTTAGGTCTTTATCCCCAAGATTAGATTCAAAATATTTAAAATGTTTTTTTAAATATGTTCGCATATTTTTATAATATTTAATTCTATTTTTTTTACCAAAATTCTTATGATGCCACTCCATTACAAATACGTCTACACCAGACCAATCAATATTATCTTTACTTAATATTTTTTGTTCGGCTCCTTCAATATCCATTTTTACTTTGTTTGCTTTTGTTTCAGCTAAAACTTCGGAAAATTTCCTTGCCTTTACAGTTATATTCTTTCTTCCTCTTGTTTTTAATATTGTATGACTTCCTGCGTTTTTACCATTACTTAAATAAAATTCTATTTCTTTATCATCATTAGAAACCAATGCCTCATTATATAATTTTACATTTTTTATATTATTTTTATCTACATTTCTTTTTGCAAGTTCAAAGTTTTCTTTCATCGGCTCATAACCATAAACTTGTTTTACCAATTGTGAAACTCTAGTAGAATACGCACCAATATTTACACCAGCATCAAGAACAATATCATTTTTATTATAATTCATCTTAGTAAAATACATTGGAGAATAACATTCCTTGATAACATATTCATCCGATGTATCTGGCCGAGTATAAAATGTATCTCCATCATTAGTAATTTGTTTATATTCCGCGGGGAAACACCAATAACAGGTTTCAGTGATTTGTTTATATTCCATCATATACTCCTTTCATAATTTCGCATGCTTCACTCTGTTTTCAATCGCAGGCAAATGTTGTAAATTGTAATCAACGTGAAGCCCACCTTTAATTAATGGATGTATATGATCTACCTCATATCCCTCTGGGCAAGTCATATATATTTCTTTTATCTTATCCATATCAGCCCAAGGGGGTGTTTGTTCTAATAACATAGCACGACGCTTGGCTGCATAATAAGCATACAATTTTGGGTTTTCCTTTTTATGTTTTTTACTCGCTCTTGTAACTTTTTCTTTATTATTTATCCTATATATTCGCGCTTTCTCAGGATTATAGGATTCTCTTGCACGTTCCCTGGCTGCATCTGGATCATTCCAGTATCGTTCAGAATCATATTTTTGTTTTCTCTCTTTATTATCTTCCCGATATATCTTTATTTTCTTTTTATTATCTTTATAATATTTTTTACTGGCTATTATTTTTTCCTCTGTATTTTCAGTATAATAGTTTTTTCCTGTTATTTGAGAACACACAACACAACTATTATTTGATAGATACCTTTTAGTATGACCATATTTTCTACAAGGATTTCCTGTATATACTGCTGCCATAATCTATCTCCTTTCACCCAAAAAACGATTCTAATGAACTAATATTCTCTGATTTCCACCCAATAACATCCAATATATTTTTAACTGGCTGAAGGAATGATTTATCAAACTGTAAATCGTAATCTATAAATCTCTCTAAGTCAAACTCTTTTGGTAAGACGGTTGCAATAGCAATCACGTTCTCACCAAGTATGTTCGGCTCTTTCAGATATGCAAACTTTATCTTTTCGCCATCGCGGATTAACTGATATTTCTTTGTTAAGTTTCTCTCCTTGAGTTGATGGTTATATAGCAACGTGCCTCTAACGTGTATAGGTGTTGCCTTAACATAAATGTCTTTAGAAGATTTATACTTACTAAGTCCTTTGACACCTCTAGGAAAAGCAATGTCGCTGAAACTTAGAGTTTTAAAAATCTCTCTATACTCTTCAATAGTTTTTATTACTGTCTGCTCGTCTGTATTGATGATTGTTCTTATCAACGATTGAATGTTCTCCCTACACCATTGCGGGGTAGAACTTCTAACACTCTCAATACCCATAATTTTTAATTTAGGTTCTTTGTATCTTACACCCTCAGAATCATATACATTTAAAATGTATCTTTTCTTAGCTGTCCAAATACCTTTGTCAGCTATCGACTCTCTTTTCATCACCATCTTTTGCTCATATGAATTTACATACGAATGAAGAACTTGATAACACTCATCAATGTATGGTTCAATTTTATCTTTACACATTTTGTCCAAGAAGGCAATAACCTTTTCAGTCTCTGCTCCCTCTCCCCACACTTCATTAACCAGCTTATCAAACGTGATGTATATGCTGTCCGTATCCGATGCGATAACATAATCCGTTTCTCCCGTTTTGAGTAAATCGTTGATGAATTTATTTATATGTTTCTCAATCCATCTAATCGACAACTGACCCGACATAGTAACGGCTTCAGCCTGTTCGGGTGAGTAATATAAGAAATATTGATTTGCTAACGCACCATAAGCACTATTCAAGAGAATCTTCTTTGCCATTTGAGCATTATTGTATTTCGATATATTATTTACAACTTCCTGTTTATTTTTATAATTTCCGTCCTCTAATCTCTGCTCCTCTGAAAGCATCTTCTTTTTATATGTTACCCTATCATCATACATAGACTTCATAAGCTTAGGCAGAAATCCTTGAAACTTTGTCGAAAAGTGCTGACCATTCGGGGTCAAGGTCATCTGTTTTTCTTTCAGATAATCAGTATTATATTCCTCATTCAATAACCCATTTACACCATCTCTATATTTTATTTTAAGCACTTCGTCATCTGATATAGTTTCTGGGCTGATATTGTATTGCTGAATCAAATGTGGATAAAGAGAATTCAAGTCAAAACTGACAACCCATTTATGTAATCCTATATGCGGGTCTTTTACATAGCCACCTTCAATACTTTTAGAATCACCTTTATTTCTTTTGTTAGGAGTAGCAATTTTCTGTTCTTTCAAGAAATTGTAAATGATACATTCCCACGTTTTAACAGGTGAGAAAACATCTTCAAAATTAATTTGTGATTCATAAGCTAT